CGCATTGGATACAATTCTCAACATGAGACACAGCTGAGACGCAATAAGGCAGCTGTTATTGAGAATCTAGTGGTTGCAGGCGGTTTGGCCTGTATTGTGGACTCGACTACCAATCGAGTCACACGTTGCCCACCCCCACACGGGGCGTTTTGCGTCCCCGCTATAGCGGTATACCCTTAAGAAATTTCTGTCATTTTTTAAGGAGACACCACCAGCTCACTAGCAAACGATGTATCCGCCCTACCTTCCTCTTGACTACCACCATATGTTTTAATCTTTTCCTCCAACCATACACATAGTTCTTTAGTAGATTCCAAGAACTTAGCAGGACCAAGCCTATCTTTAACGTCTTTAACTGTAAGACACACTGTAGCTACATTCTTGTAGTACACCATGATCCAATTAGGGCCTTCTCTTACTTTATTGTAAGATACTTTGAAGTTCTGAGTATTCAGAGGATATTCATACACCATTGCTAACAGTAGTATAAGTAGAATAAGTAGTGACTAAATGATTCGACTCCGCTTCGCTCCGTGATGGCCTTTGCAGATTCATCGGGGCTCACTGGATTCACTGGATTCACCCGTTAAAGAGATAGAGGAAGATTAAGCAAGGACATGAGGGATGTCCTTCCCCAGGGACATCAGTAAAAAGGAAGAAGGAAATGATTGTCTCCTTCTTCCCCCAGGGTTTGAGTCCACCCTCTCTCCCCCTGTATACATGTGGGATTGCGTCTAAACCCAGTTGGGGACTGTGGTCTTGGTTAAGCCTCTAGCTTGGCGTCTTTGGTCAATATCAAAGCCAAGGACGAGGTGATTAGTAGCTGTTTCTGGGTTGTCTAGGAAGCCTTCTAGGAGGTCATTCCAGTCGTCTTTTTTACGTTGGTTAACGACTTCTTGGGCAGAGATACCCATAGCATCAGTGAAGTATTTAACACCTTGAGCTAGGGAGTCTAATCTGTCATCGTGTCTAATGGCAAACTTTTCACGACACATACGGCTCATCTGATAGAAGAGCATATACAGGAGTCTTTTCTCTGGTGCTTCGTCTTTATTAGAGGCGTAATCCCATTCAACGACTGACTTATCAATGATAAGGCGGTGTTGATTCATGATTGGTTCTAAGGAATCAATGATACGTTCTTCCTTACGGATTGTTGCTCGTACTTCTTCTACGCCTATGTGTTGTTTAGTTTGTTGGAGGTGTTTTTTAAAGAGTTCAGCGACGATACCATCACCAAAGTTAGTCTCAATGACAAGTTTTGAGACACCATATTTCTTACAACCTCTAAGGATGTCTAACAAGGTATTGTCGGAGTAACCATCTCGATATGCACGGACTTCATGAACATATAGGAAGCCGTTCTTTTGACTTATGTAGGTGGCTGCTGTTTCGTCTGTGCCTCGACCTGACGGGTCAACGCTGCATATCGTTTCATCGTACGCACTCCATTCTCCCTGAAGCTGCATCGGGGAGTAGAAATAATCACCCGGTAAGCCAACTGTAGGGAGATCCTTGAGAACATTACGAGGGTCAGAGCACCACACAACAGAGTCCGGCGCTTGAGTCGGGTTAACAGAGGTAATGATGAGGTCTTGGAATTTAAGGGGGAACTTTTCTGCATCACTAAGGCTTGTATCTAGCATGAACTGGAGCATGAAGTTGCTCCGACCCATTGCTGCTTCCCGTTCAAGAAGTTCATCATGACCAAAGCGATCAGGATCAGTTACATCCCAACCTTCTGCACCACTGTCTAGATCTTCTTGGAGTTGAGGGGCAATCAACCCTTCGTATGGGGAGAGTTTACGGGGGTAACGAGCTGGCCAAACAAAGGGACGATAGTTACGTTCAGCCAGTTTGCGGTAGACAGTAAAGGTAGTTTGGGGAGTACCGAGGTACATGATGCGAGAGTCAGCCTTTGGGGTCAGGATGGACTCTGCTTCAGTACATAGTTGAAGGAGTTTTTCTCTCATCATTTCTGTCATCGAGTTACCAGGAACTTCGATGTCATCAAGGATCATGAGGTCAGCACGAGAACCCGTTAACTGACCTGTAATACCGACAGACTTAACACTAGGAGCTTGGTGAGGGCTGCAATTAACATCAAACGAAATGCGACTCCAACGAGCATCATCAGATTTGGGTCTGAGGTGTGATAACCAAGGTGTTTCAATGATTAATTTCTGTAGGAAGATACTCATGTTGTCTGCCCGCTCTTTAGAGGCAGAGATAATCATGATTTTCTTTTCAGGGTTATTAAAAAGGGTCCAAAGGACAAAGGCTCCAGTAATCCAAGACTTACCTACCCCACGGAAGGCTTGGATTTGAAGACGCTTTGGACCGTATTGAAGGTAATCAGCGATTGAGTATTGAGCGCGAGTAGGAGAAGGGAGGTCTAACTGTGACCAAAGAGCTTGTAGGAAGATTTTGAAGTCTTGCTGTAACTGATCAAGCACGGAGAGGCCTCCAGGAGCCTCAGGAAGGCGCTTCTTGGACATTTAGAGTATGGATATACCTTAGTGGATAAATAGAGGCCTTCTAGGGGCTTCTAAACGGGGTGTGTCTTAATTAAGCTTTTTCCGTTTCTTCTTGTCGTACTCGTTCGACTTGTCAGTTACTTTGGAGGTATCCAACTCTTTATTTGAGGATTTGGGATTAACACCAAGGTCAGACTTTGTATCAAACTTTGATCCAATCTTTAGTGACTTACCTGCCTGTACAGCAGCTCGATGTTCTGCAAGAGTCAGGTAACGACCAACAGACAGTCCTTTAGTATCCCTTTCGTCACGGTAAGACTGTGCTTCTGCTTTAGGAGCAGCCTTTGGAGCAGCCTTAGGGGCAGCCTTAGGAGCAGGGCTACGAACAACAGTGGTGCGTTGTTGTGCAGCGGGTACTACACCAGCAGGTTTCTTGTCTGTTGGGCTTCCTTTACCAGTACCTTCTTTTCTAGGGATATTACCGACAGCAGACTGTGGCCTAGACTTGTTTTGGGGTTTAGCAGCACCAATCAGATCAGCTTTAGTACGCGCACCTGTGCGGTTGCTAGAAGGTCTAGGTTTAGAGCTGCCTGAGGACAGTGCATTAGCAATGCTTGGCACAAAAGGTGCTGCAAATTCAAGAGCTTTGCCAGCAATTTTGGCTGCACCTGGACCCGCTTGCAGAGCTTTGCCAGCACCATATGTACCGGCAGTAAGTGCTGCACCCTTAGCATCTCCGCTCAAAACAGAACCGGCAATGCTAAGACCGGTACCTACTGCACGGGCTTTAGAGCCAGCAACAGCACGTAATCTGTTGGGAGCGGACTTACTTGCTGGTGTGCGAGTTGAGTTCGCAGCTTCTACTTTTTTGCCGTTAGCAGCTTGAACAGGTTGACCTGAATTTCCTCGCGGTTTTGGAGTCGTACCACGAAGGGTTGGACCTTGTGTAACTTGGCGCTCAACACTTGCTCCTACTTTTGGTAAGTTAACACCTGCTCTGCGAGAAGCAGGAAGGGCTACAGCTGGTCGTGAAGGTTTAGGGGATTGTGCAGGTTTTTCTGATTTAAGTTTCGGTTTACCAGACGTAGCTGGCGGTTTTCTATAAGGCTTAGCAGGGTTACGTACTCCCCCAGAAGATCCACCAACCCTAGTAACAGGTTTAGCATTGAGAAAATTGTTTTTGCGAGTAGCCATTTTACTTTATATGAGATAAGATAAGTCCCTCTCTCAAGGGGTTATGACCGTATGTGGCTCTCATCCATGTGAGCCAGTTATTACTACCTTTGGCCTGATTACACTTCCAACAGCAAGGGACAAGATTACTTGTAAGGTCTTCACCACCAAAGCAGCGAGGACGTACGTGATCCAATGTAAGTTCATGTAATTCATAAATTTCTCCACAGTAAACGCATCGACAGTTGAAGTGTTCCTTAATGGCTCTTCGCCACATCCGCTTGGCTTCAGGGCTTGTCATCGTTATTAGATTTTGGAGGTAGTGATCAGGTGTAGGTAGCAATGGAGTCATCTGTATCGGTTGTTATTCCCGTGTCCGTTACGTGCGCGGTTTGTTGATGGACTCTCAATTTTGAGAGCACCATTACGAGAGTGAGAAAGATCTCCGCCCCCTTTCCCGTAGATGCCACGTTTCCGACGAGCTTTGTTTAGCTCAGACCGATACTTACTTTTGCCTGGTTTCTTGTTGTACTTACGCATGTAGCTGCGATGTTGATCAGCAGCTTCAGGGTTGTCTTTGTAGTATTCAGCTGTACTCTTTTCTGCCATACAGCCTCCGTTGAACAAGTTCTGGATCAACTTTTGGCATTATTGTTGCCAGTTTATCGAGAGGGTTACCTTCATATGCGACACCACTGATGTCGTTCTTGGCTAACCAATCACAGGCAGCTTTTAGATCAGCAGTAGATGCTTCCCCAGATTTGATTCGGCTAAGGAATTCTGATGTAACAAGGTTATGTAACTCGTTAAACTGATCCTCAGTGGCCTTATTCTTAGCCATGTCTCAATACAATTTGATCTAGTTTGTTTTCGATGCGAATCATGTGATCCTCCATCTTTTGAAGAGCTGTTGATAACTCTTCACGTTGGACATATTTCTCTGCAACTCTTAATTCAATACGGTCAATACGTGAATCGACTTCGTTTATACGAGCTTGCATACGTGAATTTAGTGCTACAACAGCAGTGAAAAGAGCTATGGTTGCAGATACTGCAGCTTCAATCATTTTGCTCCATAAGCTTGATTAGCTTGGTTGCATAATCAGGATCTGTAGCGTATTTCTCTTTGACCAGAAGTTGAGCACATTCACTACGATTGACAGCTCGATTAATACCTTTGAATCCTTTGTAGTCCTTGTACCAACGATCTACAAGATATTGAATACAGGTACGTAGATCCGGGAAGTCAATAAATGAGGTGTTGATTGTGACCCATTGACCTTTGTGAAACTCTTTGGTAGTAGCTTGTGTGCCAGTACCTTTTAGGCCAAAGGCGTTGTTCTTACCAGAGAAGTGTTTACCGTAGCCACTTTCTAGTGCCCATTGAGCTGCCACAACCTCTGGGTACTTAGCACCACACTCTGCAGCAACTGCCTTGATGCCCTGCCAATCGTTTATTGATGCAGGTTTTGTCGGGTTTGCAGTGCTGGTTTTGTTGGATCTAAATGTCATGTACCAACCAGTGCCAGGAGCTTCTACCTCCCAACGTCGTAGCCAGTTTCTCCAGCTATATTTAACAGCTTCTCCACCACTTCCAATTCGTACGTAGCCGCCGTTGATATTATCCATCTCCCCGTAGGGATCATGGAAGATGCCATACTCTGCATCAGCTCCTACAAGAAGCATCCAGTGCCCACCTCCTCGGGGAGCACTGACTGGGCCTTTATGTAAGATACCAGTTGCTACTGGATAACCTGCTGATAGTTCAGCAAGTAATTTATCCTTTGTGCCATTAGTAGCAAAGCCTGCTTTGACTCCATAATCATTACAGGCTTTGACTTGTGCAATAGAAGTGGTGGTGTCGCCGTATTTCAGTACCTTTTTTAGGTACGTATCATCGGCATTTACCCCAGACAATGCATCAGGTAGAAGATATTTGATGGCCATAGCGCATGTGCTTGAGAAACACATTCGATCACCATGACTGGTAGCACTATCTGTTTGGGGGTAATACTGCCGAACAGGCAACATTACCATTGTTGTTATTTGAGAGAGTCTTTGATTTGTCTGATCTTATCGTCTTCTTTACGGACGAGCTTCAGGTATGAAATAACCGAAAGAACAACTTGAATAATACTATTTTCTTTTAGTTTGCTTGCTGCCAGAGCTTCTGAGCCAAGAAACAAGCCAAAAAAGGCAAGAGCCTCATAGGAGAGGCTCACGCCAAGGATGGTAAGCATTGTAATTGCCTAAATGTTAGTTATTGATAATTACCAGGGGCAGCCCGCCGCTTTGGTAGGGTTACGTTGTTCATCCAGCTGGCTCTGAAGAGCGGCTTCAACTTCAGCTACTTTCTCCTCACCCAGTTGGTCTTTGACCCACTGAACGCAGACTTCAGGAGTCAGTTGAGAAAAAGGAATCATTTCGTCTTCGGGCCGCGCCAGACCAATAGAACCGTAAGCACCAGAGGAATAGGTGTCATCTTTGGCATCTACAACATAGTGGCAAACGAAAACGTAACCATCAATTACCTCACGTTCGAGGTTTGAAATATTCCAAGTAAAGGTAGTGGACATAGATAATTTGAATGTTCAGGTGAAAAAAGGCACCCCATGTAAGGAGTGCCTATTAAAAAGGTAGTAGTGAAGGGGACTACTGGGCTTCAAGGGCAGCAACTTTGGCTTCCAGTTGCTCGATGCGCTCCATTGCTTCCTGCAGCGCCTTAACTGCTTTCATGTAAAGGACCGAGTAATTCACCGATTTGGTGACGGTGCCAAGGTCGTTGCCTTCGGCGTCGCGGTCAGGGGATTCGCTGACGAGACCAGGCGAAACGAGTTCAACTTCCTGGGCGATGAGACCGATTTGGGTGTGGGTTTGCTGCCCGGTTTCTTCCTTGAAGTTATAGTTGCGGACTTGAAGGGCTTTCAGGTCATTCCACTGTGAGTTGGCGTCAACGACGTTCTCCTTCAGCTTGATGTCAGAAATGGACCCATAACTGTTGTTTGTGTTTTGGACGTTGCCATTTGTGTAAACACGAAAAACATTTGTTCCAGTGTTGTTGTCAGTTGTGTATGCCGCTCCTGCGTTACCAAGAATTAGGTAGTTTGACGTATTTGCGAGATGAACAGAGTTAAGTCCAAGCGTCCAGTTGTCTCCAGTTGTATCGCTTAGCACGCCTAATCGCCCATTGTTTTTTAGGGTCATTCTTTCAATGGGAGAAGACGTGCTATCTCTCGTAACCGAGAATATTAATCTTGCTGGAAAATCACCAGATCCCGGCGTAGCATCAACTGCAGCTTGAATTAGGGCTCCTTGCCGTGTGGTAACTCCATCAGAGCCTCCAAAATAAATGCTGCCCAACTCGTCGCCGTTTTGGACGATAGTCCCAGTCCCTATTGTTGTACTTCTGGATTTGTAAAAATACGCTATTGGACCTGAGGCATTGCTGGAATATTGCGAAGCAAGAAAAGAGGCGGAATTGCTTGCGATTTGAAGATTTGAGTTGTAATCAGCATTGCTAGTAGACGTGCCAACTAACAAACGCCCCGAACTATCGCACCTGAATCTCTCCGTACCTTCTGTTGTTACCTTGAAGTGACCATCGGAGCCAGTATCTACTACCTCTGCCTCGGTGTTGCCTTCCGTGATCTTGTCGCTTGTAGCTGCAGGCGTGGTGAAGCTCAGCGTGCCAGAGCCGTTCGTCGTTAGAACCTGACCGTTGCTGCCATCCGCAGAAGGCAGCGTCAGCGTCACGTTGCTAGAGATTGTTGCCGGTGCCTGTAACGCAATAAAGTTTGATGAATCCGAATCAGCAAAACGCAGATCGCCCTGCGTGTTTAGCGTTACATTCCCACCAAACACGGTGATGTCACCACCGCTAGCAATACCAAAACGACGGGTGCCGGCGGTTGAAATGTCAACAGCATCAGTGCCGCTGCTGAAGATGCCGGTGTCAGTGCCGCTGGCGTTGAAATAAATCGACGGGGCGGCAGCAGTGCCGTTATCAACCGAAACCGTGGTGAAGTCACCATCTAGTTGCCGCAGCTCGATCCAGGCGCTGTTGGCACTGTTGCGGAGCTTCAGAGTATTGGTTGTCGTATCTGCCCACCACTGGTAGGCGTAGGTGGTAGCTGGTGCGGTGGCGCCGCTGTTATTTGAGACGATGGCAGCGAGCTGACCGTTGATGTCGGAACGTACAGCCGCCCCAGTGCCGTTACTGACGATGTAATCAGCTTGTGCCATGAGCCAGCCCGCTTAACGGCAGTGTATGTCCTACTT